ATCCGCTTAACTTCTGCGTTGCATCTGCAAGTGCGGGTAGCTGTTGGGCTGCTTGTTGTTCTGCCATTGCAGCAGCCTTAGCCTCACGCTCAACCTCTACATCTTGTGGGTCATTAAGAGCGTTCATACTAGAACTGTTAGCATACCATATCTCACGGAATAGCTTGTCTGGATTTACATTATCCAAAGATTGCAACATATTGGGGTCAAGCTGTGCTAACTCGCCAAACATACGCAATGTAGTAACAGCCCCCATAGTCTCAAATGACTTCGTTGCCATTGAGAGTCGGCCAACATAATCAACCTCATACTCCGGGCTATCCGCTAACTCTGGAGGTATTGGGGGCAAAAGTTTTTTCTTAGCCAAGATGTAATACACATGGTTCATTACAGGCGTAACATGCTCTTCAACATACCGAGCAACAAATGGAGCAAGCTGCATTAGGTCTGTAGTCATACGCTCTTGCACCTCTGTAGCCGTCATGTTGCGATACGCATCTAGAGGACGGAACAAATGGTTAAAGAACATACGCTTGATCTGTTCATCATGTAACTTAAACATCTCCAAAGCTATTCCAGGATCACCATTAGGAGCAAGTCGCTCTGGCTTACCGTTAGGGTTAGTCGCCCGCCATCTAATAAATGCACCTGCACGACTAGACATACCAGAAACGCTGTCGTCGTCTGGAATCAGCCATTGAGGGTTAGCGTGTTGTTCTGCTGACGCAACCATTGATCGGTATATTACGTTGGTACGTCTAGCTGTGCCTAAAACCATACTCATAGGCGAACGACCATATACTTCTTCGTTGCCTACCATAAAGCGTGAAACTTTATACGGATTATAATCAAAACCACTTTCTTTTACCATAGTTCCTGTATCACGGCATACATGGTAAGATGCGAAAGGTAGCTCTGTAACCTTTTTACCTTTAGGGTTGTAGTCCATGCGAGGTTGAACGCATTGAATAAATGTGTATTTCTTGTCAGGATTAGTCTGAAGCAAGTTATCAATGTTTTGAAACTCAGCTTCTTCTAAAGCAGTTCTTCCAAACTTTTGAATAGATTGACGTAAAGTCAGCTTGTACTCACGGGCTACAGTATCTACTTCTCCAAGATGGTTTTCTTCAATACGAATATCTGAAACAACAACATTCTTAAAACGAATAATGTTCTTATCATCTTCCTCTAATGATAGGCAGTTGGTTCCAAAACAGCCGAGTGATAGCAACGCCTGAAAAGATTCTTGAGAAAAGTTAGAACCAATTAGCACTTGGTGTATAATACGACTAACTTCTTCAAAGTAGTTAGCTACACTCTCATTAGCCATCATCATAGGAGATGGGTGACGATACTTAGCCCACACAGTATTTGGCGGGAACATGTGCGAAAAGAACCCAGCGGCAAAGTTGTAGTTAGCCTCAATACAGGTGTCAATTAAGCGTTGTGGTGGCTTTTCTTGCCCACCGATACGAATGCGGTTGATGTTATCGTTAGTCTGGTAACACCAGTCAGCGCACTCTTGCCATAGATTCATCCAATTACCATGAACATTAGCATTCATAGCATCGTACTTTTTAATTATAAATTTAGCGTCCATTAGCCTAAAGTATCTTTTCCTGCACCACCAAGTCGTGATGTAAGTATTGTAGATTGATAGCCCCTTCGCTGTTGAGTTTGTTTTTTAGCTATGTCTACTTGAGCAGAAACATCTCTACGCTCAACAGGTGGCGCAGGTGGTGGTGGTGGCGGTGGTGGTGGTGGCGGCTTTGGTGGTGATCCCATCTTATCTCCTATAAAGTTTTCTTATTCTATCGAACCTTATTAATCTAAATCTCTTATCAAATCGTTCAAAACAAATAAATTCTAACGGCTCAACTAAATCAAATACTGATCTAGGATTACCTGCGAGCAAATATACGAACCAAGTATCAGGTTTGTCAAGTTTATTATAAGACTTTTTATGTATATAATCAGAATATGTTTTGTATCCACATGCGAAAACTTCATTATTAGAGATAATTACACCATTTTGACCACAACTATCTAATACCATGTAAAAGTCTTTTTCATCTTTATAAAGAGTTTTTGCTTTTTCGTAAGGTGTCATACAATAAAATCCATATCATCCCAATGATCCATTCTAATAGTTCTTTTTTCTTTTGTTAGATAATCCTGCACCATGCCGTGATGCATAGCCATAAACATCATTCTTGCTGCGTCTGCTCCGTGTGAGTATTCGTTGTGCAATATTTTTCCAGTATTGGCGTTCCATTGGTAGTTCTTGAGACATTCAAGCAATCGAACACATCGTTCATTGATTCGTATATCAGGCAAGTTACGTCTAACAATTTCGATGTCATCACGGACTGAATTTGTTTTGGGAATCGGACGTACTTCAAAACCAAACTCAGTACGGCAAAAGTCCAGAATGTTGTGGCCGGTAGTGTTATTTCTTTTCTTAGCATCATGGGGCATGTAGTGTCCTGCATAGGTGTATCCTTTCTCGTTTATTACATCAATATAATGTTTTATATCGTGTCCAGTGCTTTCGTAGTAATCAATAATTGTACACTGTTTGTGTTCTATCTTTGCAAAAACAATAGCCGTAGGGTCGTCCATACCCAAGTCCCAGAAGGTATATACAGGCATATCAGGTGGGTCAATGTCCCCTATCTTGCTATCATTTTCTAACGCAGTCATTTCGTACCCATATACAGAGTTGGCTACATCAGCTACTGCCTCATTCAAATACTCCTGCCTGGCTAGTGAGTAACTAATCATCTTAGAGTCAACTCGGTTCTGCACGTTCATGTATGTCATCCCTGTCAAGGGATCAATTTTTCCGAGAAGCTCTGGGTTTAGGTTCATTTCGTCCCCTACCCAACAATATCTCTTCGTTTGTTGCGGTGTAAGCCACTCGCAAAACCAGTCAGGGTTGTTCATGTTTGCTTGATACATCTGATATAATTGATTACTTTTACCACGCATCGTGCCGTTCATAAGAATAAACGAGTCGCCTTCGTCCAAAATAGGAGCCAAAAATCCTGTCACCTCTTCTTTGTGCAACGAGAACTCAGATAGTGCGTACCCATAACCCCCCTGCCCCACGAAGTCCAGGTTGTCTGTACCGCTAAAGTTAATTACTGAGCCGTTAATCAACCCAAGTTTCATATCAGTATTGTTTTTATATGCCACAATCTCAGGTGGGAATATCAAGTCTAGAAGATGCCCGGACTTGTCCCCTATAGTTACAATGTTATTCCAGATAGCACGCTCTGCCCACTTGCGAGTAGGAAACAAGTAGTAGTACGAACCAACACGCTGCATAGCACGTTTAGATAAAATACTAGCTGTAGTGACATCCTTACCATGCCGTCTAGGCCAGCTAATTAATACATTCCTAGCCCCATTGTCTAAAGCCTTCCAACAGTTAGTCTGATAGAATCTCGGCTTCAGTTGTGGAAGCAATATCTTCTTCGATGTATGCGTCTGCAAAATCAATCACCTGTATAATTATCTTCTGTTTCTCTTGCTCTAAGCCTAGATACTTACCTAGCTTGTCAGAAGCCTGTGCGTTACCCCTGCCACTCTCTGCTAACAAATGCTGAAAAACAATCTGTCGCATACTATCGGTATCGGTAAAGTCAACATCATCTAAAGAACTCTGAATCTTAGCCGACTTGGCCTCTTTACGCTTGAACTCTGCTAACTCTTGGGCGTAAGCCCACAATTTTTTATTATCAGACACTTTCATGTCGTCATATATCTCTTTAGCCGTCAACCCTTTTTGCTCCAGTCTATCTCGTCATAGTTGTTCTCGTATGCCTTCTTGTCATACCTAGCAGAGTTGTAGTTATCCCCTGCCCTCGTCTTACTCTTCTTCCAATCACGCTCGTCCTGAGCCTTCTGTGTGTATCTGTCAGGTACATTAGCCATCGTCTTTATCCATCTCCTCTACAAAACACATCATACAAACCCATTCATCTACGCACATACCATCATCTAGTATCTCAAAAATAGGATTCTCTTCAGTGTCAACACAACAACACTTATCACAGGTCTTTTCACTCATCGCTTATATCCATCATTTGGTTGAATTTAATACCACAATAGGCACAATAAACAGGGTCATTAAGACTATTAGGTAACTCGTATACATAAAAAAAATTTTTACACTCATAACACTCTATGTAAGATAAATCATCAATATCAGGTATCATCATTTCTTTAATAAAGGCGAATAACATTATTGTCAACCAAATATTTAAAATGTTTCCTGTGGGTCTAAAGCTAAAATTTTCGCAAACTTTAAAAGTCTTGGGTGGCCTCTAAAAAACCCCCTGGGCCTATCGTTTCTTCATAAGATGTTATTTAATTCCTGGTACATTAATGTACGCATTATCAAGATAGTATTCGCAGCAGTCTGTCAAGTGTATTCGCATAAAAGATTGTGCATTTTTATCATTGACATTTACCAGTTGGTATGATCGTTGCACGTGTACGGGCGCATAGAGATGCAGTCTGATCATCCG